CCTACGAACCTGTAGTTGTGTTCAACAGTTTTTTTCTCAGACATCTTATCTCCTAGATAGTTATTAGACTAATTTGTTATTTAATGAGGCAGGTTCCTTACCCTGCCCCACCGTAGTTATTCCTCATCTTTAACGTCACCTAAATTTTTCTTTGATTGCTCATACTTATCTAGCTCCTTTAGCACTTCTCGTGCTGTTTCTGCCGGGTAAGTCCCCATGACCCAGTGCCAATTTACAAAGCTCCTTATAGCTTCAATGTTGCCACCAAAGAAGTTAAGTAACGCCCTCAGATTATCACTCACTTGTATTGTCCTTTTAATTTTAGATTTCTTTCATTTCTTCTACTCTCATGAGCTTGTCTGTATCAGCCTGCATCCTTCCAGTTTTATGATTGTAATATAGCTTACCAGCAGGGCCGGTTTGGCCAGTGAAGCGACACTTGAGTACACTTAGCATCATAGTGTTTCGCTCTTTCTCGTCGTCTGACTCTTGGTTTCTTGCAAAGCCAATGACGTCGAAAGAAATCTGTTTGATAGAACCAGAATTGTGGGTGATTATATGGTTACCCAATAAGAACCTACCGTCTCCGTCTAAGGTAAAGCCATAGTATCTATCTTCATTAAGTTTCTCAATGATAATTCCTCTTTTTAGACAGTCATTACGTTTCCTACTAGGTGGTACTCTTGATGACTTTTGACAAGGTATCTTATCTATTGCACCTGAAATCGTTACTTGGTAAATAGTAGAGTTATATGAAGAATAGCTTGTTGAAGTTATCTTTTGAGGGCGACAAGTACTATAAAAACCTAAAGACCTTGCAATGTCCTTTACATCTTCCGCCATTGTTTTATCTTTCTGGTAAAAATAAAAACACCTGTCTTTCTTTGAGTAAGTTCCGTCTGTATCTATTAACCCGGCAATTAACTGGATTCTATTTTCCCTAGAGTTAAACTTATAGTCAGGAGGAATGTGTTTGTTATTTAGAACACCAATATGCCTTAATTTATTGAGTAAATCATTTTTTGTAGTAGTTACAAAGTTGAAATATTCTTTCTTTCTATTAGATGGTGTCTTCAAAGTTGCATTCAATTCTTCGCTTACCCTTTTTGCAATACCTAAGTCAGAAGCATCCATGATCCTGAAAGCAGACTTAGAACCGTTTCCAAGCCAAACCCCTAAAGAGTAAGGGGGTATAATAAGATCCTTATTATCTAGTTCATACCCTTCCGAGAAGTGTTGTTTACACCTAACCTGAAAGCTTTTACTTTTATCTAAAAAGTCTTTAACTTTCATATCAAACATTCTATTATTTCTTGATAGAGTCAATACATGGTTCTCATTACAGATAAAATAATCTTTTGATGTTTTGTTAGATACTTTATACATACGTTGTTCACCGGTTTTTAGGCTCATAACTGTTCTTGGTAATGAGTCTGGACCCATGAGCTTGTCACCAACTTTGATGTCTTGTACTTTTACTTTTCTACCCTTATAGCTTAATACTTCTGTGTCATAAGCTAAACAACCTTTGATGTCGTCTAGGGACGGAATACGACCTTGTTCAAAAGTTTTCTGGTCGTTGTTTCTTTTACGAAGGTGAGAGATTAGACCAATCCACACATCATACTTCTTAGCTAGATGCAAGAGACTGTTCATAATCTTGTCAATGGCTTCATTACCAGTAAGCCCGTCTGAACCTTCAGAAACAAGAATTGTAATGTGATCGATAAAAAGATACTTACAACCTTTCAGACACATGAACTCTAGGTGGTCCATAATAGACCCGTCGCTGATAGAGCCTTGATGGTCCAACACCAGAATATCTCCATCTGCGAAGACCTTATCAAAGCCTTCTCTCAGGTTTTCCATAGGGACATCTTCGTAAGAGGGGTTCTTGTTGATAGCCATACCAGAGAGCTTCTTAGTGTACTCCTCTGGTGACTCCTCTAGGCTGATGATACCTACCCTACTAGAGGAGTGAACCCATGCCTCTCCGGTCTCCTCTGAGACACCCTGCTGTAGGTGGTAAACGATCTCTCTCATTAGGGTAGACTTCCCAGAGCCTGTGCCAGAGGTCCAAAGGGTAATTTCACCAGTTCGTATACCTCTAAGCTTTTCGTTTAGACCCTCCATATAGTCTGGGTAAGGTACAGACTGTTTATTGTTATATGCCTCTAGCCTTTCCCAGAGGTCTTTACCGTTAAGAATAGCAGCAGGAGAATACTCTCTAGCATCAGCAATAGCCCAAACTACGTGGTCTATGCCATACTCTTTTGCATAGTCGCAAGCATCCTTTACACCATCAACTGTCTGAACAACCTTAACCTTGTCGTAGCCAAGTATCTTAGCGGCTTCTTTAGTTGCTTTTTGACCGGGTCCGTCATTATCAAACCAGATAACAATCTCATCAAACTTCCTGAGTTCCTCTCTTACGTCAATTAAGTCTTTTGTTGCAACGGAACTTTGAATAGAGTAAACAGGGTAGTGTCTTTTATAGATGCCGTAGTTGCCATCTTGTACTTTCATACAGTCGTCTTCACCTTCGGTGATTACTACCCTCTTACCCTTGTTTGGGAACAGACCCCAACCAAACAAGCCTTTCATTTCACCTACTGTGCCTTCAGAGAAATCCTTAGGTAGAACTCTCTTCTTATAGCCTTTTGGAATACCATCATCAATGTTATAGGCATAATAAACTGCTTCTTGGTCCCCATCATCAAAGTAGGATACTTTACAGTTGTATAGCTCCATTGTTCGTAGAGATATTTTCTTCAACTCGTATTTATCCGAGTCATAGGCATCAAATACAGCTTTGGCAAACTTAGGGTCTTTACGATCAGACCAACCCTTTGGTTTCTTAGAGTATTCCTCCTTTGTTTTATATTCTCCGATACCCATTTCCTCTCCAGTATCGGGATCAAACGACCCTGATTTAAACTTTGCTCCACATTCTGCATTATGACAGTAACCACCACCATCATCAAAGACTGTGAAGCTGTTACCCCCATGAGCGGGGCAAATCTGATTATACTTGGGCATTTTACTCCTTTAGCATAGCCTGCGTCCAACTCTCAAGGGAAAATTTATTATCTCCCAAGAAAGGCACCCCACCAATAGGTTTATAGCCTTTTTGCATAAGACTATTAACTTGGCTCTCCAATATATACCTATCAGAACACTTAACTACTTTGTATTTCATTTTTCTTATTCCTTTCAAGGATCTTACGTTTGATTTTAGCAGCATACTTTTTTGTAGCCGAGGAAACGTTTTCGTGAGGAACAAATTTAATTGCTGATATAACACGATTATATGAAGCGTACTCCCCCGAAGGAAGGGTAGAGGTTATAGAGTCAGAGAGCATTTGCAGGTAAACCTCTCCGTAGTAAAGACCACCTTTTGTTTTGTAGAGATCAATTATCTCAAACTCAAATGCGTCTTTTCCCAATTTGTTCATATCGTCTTTAAGATTTTTAGACGAACCCGCATAGGTTCTCCAAGAATGTTCTTTTCCGTATTTAGGTGATTTCTTTAATCCGTTATACCTAAACACTTTCTTGCCAATGTAAAATTTACCGTCACTTTTTCTTGTGATACAATAGACAAACCCAAACCACTCCGAAGTTCTAAATTTTCTTCGGAATGACCAGTGGCCTAGGTTGTCCTTAGACAATAACGGCGTGGGAATTGGTGATTTCTTCGTATTCTTCTGGGTCAAATGTCCAAATGTCTCCTTTTGTCCTCCAGATATGAAGGAGACTACCATTGAACAAAAGCTTCTTGAAACCCTCGTTACCGTATTTAAGACCATACTTAGAAACTACCACCTCTTTGTGTTCTTGTGGTGTTGTCAAGCCCGACAAAATCTTACCTGCCTTGATTGGTCCTATTCCTTCTATACCCGGAATATTGTCAATGGAGTCGCCGGTCAACATCTGTTTCCAGAAAAATATATCGGCTTGTTCCTCATTGACGTGCCAACGCCTCTTAGCGTTAACCTCTGTTTTTGGGTCTAAATGATATCCGGGTATCATGTCTAGGTCTTTGTCAACCGTGACTACAACATAGTTATCTTCCCCTAGCTTGGTAGCCCAGACACCAATAGCGTCATCTGCTTCGTAACCTTGACAGTAATGGGCATCAAATACATCTACTGCCCAGAACCTTAGCTCATCAATATAAGGCGCTCTTTTCTTATTAGATGTTGCCCTTGCTTTTTGAAGCTTGTACTCTGGATGTATTTTCTTTCGAAAGTTATCCTGAGAGTTGCCAACTGCCATTGAGTACACAGCCTCTTCTTCTGGTATGTAGTGGCTCTCGAATATGTGCTCTACAAAATGCTCAAAACGGTCTTGAGCGTGTTCAATTGAAGGCTGATAGGTTTGTTTTGCTGCTTCTATCTCCTTAAGACTTGCACCTCTCCACTCCATCTCTTCTAAGTCAGCCTTAGATGCTGGTTTTTGCCAACAAGCCATGTGAACAAGAACATCACCATCGATTAAGAGTCTCCTGTTCTTTGGCTTATACTGGATTACTTCCTGCATTATCATCTTCCTTTGAAATTAGGTCAAGATCAATTCCTTGCATTACAGCACTTAGGATTTCAGTCATCACCCCCTCATAAGCTTGTTGAAAAGCAACATCTTTTCCAATTGGGAAATCCGATACAATCTCAATTGGGTAATCTGTCCCTTTCTTTGATGCCAGTTCACTAAGAGCAACTGCAACATTTGGAAAAGACTTTACCTCTAGTCGGAATCGATAAGTGTATTCTTCTCCCTCACCCTCTTCATGGGTAATTCCGTATTCGTATTTGTTCATATTAGTATCCATTGTTTACTTTTTTGCCCCGCGAATAGTCTTTGGTTTGAACCATTTCCAGTCATTGACTCTTTCATTTTCAAAAGGTCTTGGACGTAGCTGTCCTGTAACCGGGTGATACTCTTTTTCTCCATTGAGAGGATGCAACCTATTAACCTTTTTGATATTCTTTGGCTTCTTCTCCACTGCGTATCCTTTTATACCTTCTCCCCATACTTTTGGGGGTGTAGAGAGAAGTTTCCTTCAAGTTCATTTTCCCAATCTACACCTAGAGCCTTTAGGAGTGCTGCAAGGCACCTAACGTCAAACCTGACTGTGTCTACTCCAAAGTCTGTGTTTTGAACAATTTGGAGAACCCCATCTCTTGATATGTACACTTTCATAGGGTCTCCAGTAGGTTGCCTTTGGAAGTCTATAATTCTGACTCCAGACTTATTCTCAACGTTAATCAATATGTCTGGTAGCCTGTTTTCTTTCTTGTTTTTAGTCTTATGGGACATTTAGACCTTTCGATTTTACGAACTCTTCAAGCTCCAGAATTCTATACCACATAGAAAGAGTGAAGTTTGGTAGGTCATGGTGAAAGTTCAGACCTGTGTAGTAACCATGTCTCAAGACTCTACCGGGTTTATCATTAAAGTTTTCGTTGAACTCAATGCTATAAGTGTCGTCAATCTTTTTAACTTTGGTCATCGATTGTGTACCTTATCTTTCTTATTATGATTAGTGGACTTCAAAGTAGTCTTTTCCAGCTTTACAATCCCCGCATACCATAATGTCAACACCGAATTCTTTCGGGGCTTCCTTAAAACTCTCAATGATGATTTCTTTTGCTCTTTCAACGTAATCGTTCCTTACTTCAATATTGATCTCATCATGATAGAACAATAGGAATCGGTAGGCAATGCCCTCTTCTTTAAACCTACGCCAAATCATGGAGATAGTTGCCTTCATAACGATCGCCTCAGCACCTTGGATGAGGTAGTTGAGAGCTTTATGAGGCTGATTGCAATAGATATGTCGATCGTCTAGACCTACGATAAATCCTTGCTTTTTTACGATATTTTTAACACGATTGATCAAGCTATCGAGGTTTGGATAAGCCTTTTGGAACTCCTCTTTAAGTTGGAAACCAACAGACTCGGGAAGCTTTAGAATCTTGGCAAGTTTAGGCCCTCCGGCACCGTAAAGAAATGCAAAAATGAAGGGTTTGGCATCTGCTCGGCTGACAATAGTTGATGACTTAAGAATAGATGTAGCACTACGAGAAAGAATATTAGCATTGTTCTGATGCATGTCTCCTTCGAGAAGTTCTTTTAGGAACTCATCATCTTTCATGTAATGAGCTAGAAGCCTTAGCTGACAACCAGCGGAGTCAGCCGACACAACAGACCAACCCTCTTCAGCAATAAAGAGGCTTCTGACTTCTTTCCCAAGTGTAGCATTACCTGATGGTAGATTTACAATAACGGACTGAGTCTGTCTAAAGGTTGGTGTACCAATATTAATAACATCTCCGTGGAGACGATCATCATCAGAGAAATGATCTTCCCATCCATCCATAATTGATTTACGAGACCTTAGAGTGTAAAACTCATTAATGTCTCCTGCGTTATCAAGCAACTCTAACGAAGTACTAGTAATTTTTGGGGAAGTCCTTTTCCAATAACGTTTACCTCTTTCGTCAAACTCCCACTTACCATTCCAGTCATCTGGCTCCCAGCCAATTTTCCATAGATATCGTTTAACTGAGTCTGTAGAACCAATATCAGCATCACGGAATGTTACACGACAGTAATCACCCCAAACACCGTAGTTGTTCTTCTTACCTGCATCCTTTGGTAAGTCAAAGGTTTCACGAAGTGCTTTCGAGAACAGACCATTCTTTTGAACAGCCCATTTCTTAGCAAAGCCACCAGTGAAGTTGTCGTGATCGTACTCGTCTGTGTATCTTATGGTGTCAGATTTATACCCTTTCCGATCTCCACTGATCTTCTGAGGCTCTTTACCAAGACGAGGATTAACTTCTGATGTAATCTCATCCATACGTTTGTCAATTTTATCGATAACATCACAAACGCTTCTCCGATCAATTAACCAACCGTTAATGAGTTGTTCTGCGGCAATTCTAGCAGAGTCTGTCTCAATTTGGATAGCTCTTACAATGTT